ATCGACTTTTGTGGGGCGTAATGCAGGCCCTCGTAATGTTGTCCCTACAATTACCGGTCCTACTGGTTCCGGTACTTGGGGCAGTTGGGAATTGTCAATTTCTGCAATTTGAATTCCAGGTGAAATAAATCTAAATTTATCAACGCCAGTTTTAGCCATCTATGTGAATCTCCTTGTTAGGTATAAAATACTTAATTTCTCTAATAAATAGTAGGTTATTGCCGCAAAAGACAAAGGAAACTCTAAGGTTCATATTTTCCATTTTTCCAATCGGGTTCGTCGCCGAATATAGTTCTTTCTCGTGGTATGCTAACCTGCACCGCATTTTCTCTAATAACAATATTGGGTTGTTTAGCGTTTGCAGTAGCTCCAACCAAATAACCAAGCACGTTTACTGTTATTTGAGTCTCATATATTCTAGGTTCTTCTCCCAATTGATTAAGGTTGTTTGTAACATTAAAATTCTGATCCATGAACGCCTCATATCGATGACCATCATGGCCAATGAGAACTTTATAGTTTATGCCACCGGTATTCACAATATAAGGTTGCAAAATTTCATTCATTTGTTGTTGATATTCAGTTCTAGCTGTTAAAACATACTTAATTTCAACGTACACCGGCATCGGAACCGTGATCGTTTCATAAACAACTTTTTTGTTCTTTTTTTTGCTCGGAAAATTAATTTGCTGACCACCTGTGGCACCTGCATTACCTGCGATCTTACTTGCTTTTTTATAAGCGTCCGCATTTAAAAAATTAGATGTCTTTTCCTGGTTGATCCTTCTGGCGATTGTTATTGATCCTCCCTTGTTGTCGGGAACTGGTGGGACATTACCATAAAAAGCACCCTTTTTTTGAGGGTTTTTATTGATACTATCTCGCTGCACGGTTATCATTGGAAATATCAAAGCACCATCAGAATCTCTTAAATTTTTATCATTTTTGACCTGCCAAGAGCGTTCTCCTGCCACCCATACGGTGGGAACCTTCTTGAACCCTTTGTTGGTTGTACAGAAAACATTCATCTGATCTTCAACCCAGCTAACAAGAGCATAATCAATCGTTTCGAAAGTCGAAGGCTTAAAGGGCATAATCTTTTCAATTGTGCCACTAACATTACTAATATCTTTCATAATTATTTACCGTCGAAGACTCCTTGTCTTGCTCTATGACACTTTGCGGAGATTTCTAGTTGATTCTCTACTTGACCAAACAGACTTGTAGTTTCTGATGTTGTTACAATCTCGTAATAATCTCCTCCATATAGAATAAAATCTCCTTCACGGACATATAAGTCCTGATCTTCTTGTAACCTTCTTTCATGAAAATGGCAAGTTAAGGAATAAATTCGGTCAACCCCGAAATTCGTGGTTGTCGTTTCTGTACCGGTCCATTCAATTAATACATTTACCTTTATTGGTGGTAAAAAGTTCTTTGTAATTGATTCTCCGTAAAGAGGGTGAAAGTCGCTATGCTCCACACTTATGGGATAATAGAGAATAGTCTGCCCGATAACACGTTCAATAAGTTCATCATTTACTTGCTTCACCAGATCTCTTTCTTTTTTATTAAAAAAAAGAGGTGGTGGTGGGCTGTTAGGTCTATTCCATTTATTGTCCGCCATGATTCTATCCTAGATAAATCCCCATAGGAATATTAACTTGTGTTGTCTTGGCAGACTCAGCCATAACAGCTTCTTTCTCTGCCATAGATTGATAAGTAAGCTCATCTAAAAGAACCTTTAATTCATCTTTAAGTGAACCTTGTTCCTCTTTTGCTTGAGCTGCCAATTCCGAAGCATTTAATGTCACTGAGTTGCCTGGAATTGGAATTGATCCAAACTTTCCTCGGATTTGAGCAAGCATCTCTTTCGCAATAGCTAAAGAATATTTTCTAATCCACTGTTTTCCCATGCTATTGATGTTCTTATAAGGAATATTGGCGAATGGTAATGTGTTTAAATTGTTTATGCCTTCAACACCCGATTTTCTTGTGGCGTCTTCGGTCCATGGGTCGGTCGGAACGGTAAATTCAAACCACATTTTCGTTGGGGAGCCGATTCCCGGTGTGCTTGGGGATGGATAAATTCTAATTCTATTGTCTCGAATCTCATAGGAATAATGGGACGCTCTAGTATAAAGATTTGTCTCAAACGCCATTGACTGGAGTTTATTTTGCCACGCTGGGATCACTTCGAAGGTTGATTCATCAGAATATTGACCGTAGGTAGAAAGATTCCCGACAGCGTTAAGACCACCATAATATCCATAAAATCTCCACATAGATTGAGGAGACTTATAATAAACTCTTCGTATTTCGATCCTCTTATTGTTTATACTTCCGGTAAAAGAAATGTCCGCACTAAGAGAAGATGAGATTGATGCATTTTGAACAACTTGTTGTAAATCGTAATCTTGTTTATTATTTGCTACAGCAAAAGATGCAGAATAAATCCGTGTATCGCCAAGTGCCGCGCCGAGTGCAAGACCGTCAGAAATTTGTTTGCTTGCCGCGAAAGTAAATTTTGGATATTTTAAAGATGCCTGGGTGCCCGCTAAACTAGAGGATAACTCGCCAGATTTTAATTCTCCATCGTGATCAAATGTTCCAGTTGTTGCGCCCAAGAAACTTGTCAGCACATTTTTTGCTTGATGGTTGTTAACAATATAAGAGTATTCTAATATAGCCGCTTCGTAGGATGTATAAACATTTTGCTCGGTTAACTCGATGTCTAAGACATCTCCTCCAAGCATCTTATAAGTAAAAGCTACTTGATCCACCGCGCCCGAAATAAAATCTGTTGATCCCAAATAAATTCCATATGGAAGTGCCGTGGAGGTAACGTTTGAATGTGTTCCTGTCGCGGGCAAAACATAGGGACTTGTTTTTTGAACTGGTGATAAAATGGGGGGTGCTGGCATTTGTTTACTCTCCTGTATGTTAAATAGTCAAAAAGGTTCTTAAATGAAAAAAAGAAAACCCCACCTTCCATAAAGAAAGGTGAGGCATTCTAAAAGGTTTAAGTTATGTATTGATGATTTAAACTAAATCTTCAACAATCACAAGACCATACATATCCGGACGAACCATCTTCTTACCGTAACGGGTCATAACGCCCTTACGAGGTACGAAGTCTTCAGTTCCGAAAATAGTTGGTGTAACCTGTAGAGGCACATAAGGTGCATAGACATATCCACTTTCTAGGAAGCTACTGCCCTTACGACCGACAAGGATTACATTTCGCACGAAATATGGATCAACATAAATGTCCCACTTCTTGCTCATAGATCCAACCTTAACTGCACCAGCTGTTCCGCGATTTTCATCGGCGGTTGTATCAGCACGGAAACCACTTGTAAACTCTAGGATGTTTGCAACCTCTGGGCTTGTAACCAAGAAGTTTGCTCCACCACGCAAAGTTTTACGGTGAATTTGTGCAGACACATCGTTAACAGTTTCTAGAAGTGTTTCATACCACTCCGAAACTGTTCCGGTGAAATCAGGATAGAGAGATTGGTTAACGCTCGATCCATTTGCACCCACAAACTTACCAGGTAGCCGTGACCAATAAAGAGTACCAGCTGCTGCGCCTTTAACCAAATCTTCTAAGATTTCTTGATCAATTTCAAGTGCAATTGTTTCACTAAGAATCCCAGTAAGCTCAACCTCTGCATCCATATTGTGGTATGCATTAATGTCTTGTTGCAATTCTGGTGTCCATTTTGCTTTCAACTTTTTAGTGATAGCTGTAATTGAAACACTATCAACCTTGATGTCAATCTCAGGAATTGCGGTATTGTTTTCAAGACCCCAAACCTGTGTACCAACGACTCCACCGAGTGAACCATTGGTAAAATCATCATCAATAGTAAAGTCTGAATTTGCAGCTGTATTCAGATCAGCAGCCACACGAGCCGACGTAGCCGAACCAGTAGCTTCTACAACAACAATTACATTGGTGTGCGGAGCAGTACCGGACAATCGAGTCAAACGACGGACTTGTCGCTCGGCTGGAAGATCACTAAGGCGAACTGTAATAAAGTCTTTCATATTAAATTGTGCGGCTGTTAGAGATGCCAGCGGAATTGTTGCCACTGCCACAACAGTACCAGAAAGATCTGGATCCCAATTAACAGCTCGTGAAAGCGCATCGTTTGAGTCGTCATTGGTGCGAGAACCAACTGTTCCCGACATAAGAATTGTCGTTGCGGTTGCAGCACTTCCTGTTGGAGATGCATAACCATTATTAAGGCTATAAAAGCTCTTTTCAGCATTTGCGCCCGAAAGATTTACACCACCAGTAATTTCGCTAGCAACCTTTCCACCACCATAGAGTGATTCGCCTGTGGTAAAGTTTCCGGTTGATGTTCCATAAGTAAAGTCTAGAAAGAAAATAAGTCCAGACGGCAAGCTCATAGGCTGAACCGATACTAGCTCGTTTGCAATTAGACCACCAAACACGCGACGAACGATTGGAAATGCTACGGCTGCAAAGCCCTCGACATCTCCACTTGCCATTGTTGAAGCTTCTCGAAGAAGCTCTTTTGCTTGATTTTCGAGTAGAGCTGCCATAGCATTTCGGCTATGATCAGTGCCCAACCCTTCCAAAAGACCAGTCTTATCCCATTTGTTGAGAAGAGCCTGACCCTCTTTTTGGACATCACGTTTAATAATGCCCTCTGTTAGTTTTTCAATAATACTCATTGTATTAATTCTCCTTAAATTATTCCGGCAAGTTTCTTCATGCGCTCGGAAGCGGAGTCAGAGACTTGCGAATCTTTTTTGTTTGATTTCAAAATAAGCCAGCTATTCTTGTTTACAGCTTCACTTAAGGTCGAAGGGGCATTTTGCGCCTTAGAGGAAAGTGAATCTTGTAAAGTTTCAAAAATAACTTTAGCTTCTTCAGTTGAATTCGCGTTTGAAACCGCTTCGACAAGTTTTGTTTTTTGTCGCTCATTCAAGGAGGAGGATTCCAGAATACGATTCTGATATACCAACTTAGCGTTGGCTGTGTTTAATTCAGTCAGTTTACCACTGACTTGACGGGCAATACTCTTAAGTTCATTATGATCTTTCGCAAGCCTATTTTTATCAGACTTGAGAGATTTTACTTGCTCTTCTAAATTTGCGATCTTTTTTACAGCGTTATTAAAAGCTTCGTTTTCTTCTTTTTTAACGGTGTCTTCTTCGGCAGCAGCCGCGATGTTGATTGCGTCTACTTGTTCAATGGTCGTAGGATGTGTTGTTCCTGCCATGCCGCGTGGAACATTTTCCAAATCTACTTTTAGGATTTCTGCGATTGCTGCTTTAAGAGATTCTTCATCGAGGTTAATTTCTTCTTCGAAAACCCTGTCTCCCACTTTCTGACTTTTCTCATAATCGATAGGATTGTCTTCATCATCTTCGGTCGTTTTTGCAAGCGAAGGTTCACCCTCAACACTTCCCCTAGTTTCTTCTACCATTTCCTCGCCGTCAGAATCTTCTTGCATGAGGCTTTCCAAATCTGATTCATTCACTTCAAATACAACTTCTTCGCTTTCAGATTCAGTAAAGGATTTTACTGTTTCCATCAATGCGTCTAAATCAAGAATGACAGTATCATCTGCTTTCGCACCATCCACTTGTTCAGTTGCTTTCATTGGAATATCTGCAACAATTGCATCAGGAACAGCATCACCAAGGTCGGCAGATAAGTCAAGAGAATCTTCTGATCCCAATGGGTTGGGCTCTTCTAAAGATTGTTCAATTAACAAATCAACAGCTTCCTTGATTTCTCCTGAATATTTCTCTAACACTTCTTGTTCTGCGTTTTTGATTGCCGCTTCCTTAAGGGCTTGCGCGTCTATGACGGCCTGTTCTAACATTGATGATGACATTTAAATCTCCTAATAGTAATAGTTGTCTCAAATAAATAGTAAGTAGGATTAGTAAAATACTATAAATTGTGGGCTTTAGCCTGAACCGCACGAACCAGTGCTCATGTTGGTTAAAGTTCCATTGTGAAATGTGGCTTGTTTGATTTAAGATTTAGCCTCTCATAACCACGGCATGACTTTTCGCGCATCCTCCAAAACTTGCGCTGCTGTTAATTCAATGTTTAGGATTTGAAGTTCGGCCATAGCACCAGTGAAGTACCGAGGTTGCGACCCCGTGTATGGTGCCGCCCCAACAACCAAAAAGCCATCCGTTCCTCCTGTCGGCGATGGTCCCCCTGCTGTCTGCTCCGTGGTAATGGTTCCTGGTGGAAATACGCGACCGTTTGTGTAGATGGTCAAAGAACCGGCGGCATCGCGGGTGACAGTCATGAGCACAGGAGTCGTTGTCGGACGAGTAACTGAGTATGGTATTGGGCCGTCGAAGTAGACCCAGTAATTAGCCCCTGACCCCGACTCAACGAAATACGACCATTTGCTGGAATCAATCGCCAGCGAATATAAAACATTGTCTTCCTCGTCATCTCCACCAGGTCCAGTAAAGTTAAATACC